TAAATAAATATTCCATTGCTTTCACATCTCTTTTAGTTTTAATAAATGCTACTTTTATTAATTCTCGAACACAATAAGCTGCTATTTTACTTTTACCATATTTTTGATCTAAATTTGTAAGCTGACTTAAAATGTAATCTGAAAATTTTATGTCTTTTATTTTAGCATTCCCTTTTTTAAATTGTCTTGATCCTGCATCAGATAAACCAAAATAACAATTAACAATATTACCAACTGTTATATTATTGCTGTTTTTTTCATATATATCATACACTTTTTTATAATCTTCATTAAATGGAATATATGCTTTTAAAAAGTCCAAAGTATTCCAAGCCTTGTTTCCGTTGTTTATACTGATTATAGTGTCCAGATGTTCTTTATCTTTATTTGTATCAACCCAATCTACCATATAAACAGGTATAGTATCTTGATTTAATAAAATAGCACTCATTAATCTGTGGTGACCTTCTATTAAATCCCCTTCTTCAGATATAACTATTGGCATCATCCACCCGTATTCTATCAATTTTGCTTTAAATGATTCTGAATGATTTTCAACTAAATCTCTGTTTACTTTTGCTACTTTTAATTTATTAATTGGATAATTTGGATTAAATTTTCCTACTTTAATTTTTACTGGATTAATTGGATTAACTGTATTAATTGTTCTCATAATATATTTGTTATTTGTTTTGCCTACTCTTTAGCTTTTCGGCTGCCGCTATGCTCTTAGTTTTAGTAAATGGTAACATTCAATATAATTCTGTTTCCCTTTTGCTTTGTATTGTTTTTTAAATAGTTGATATATTTTTTTAGTGTATTTGTATTTTGTGTTACATCCTGATAAATACTTTTTTGCAAATGCTTTTCCTTTTCCGAAAAAATAATTTATATTATCTGCTGTATCTCCTGTTATCATTTGTTCGTAAAAATTATATAAAGCTTCTTGCTTGCTTATATTATATATTTTTTTATGTTTGTAGTGATAATTGTAAAGCAGACAAGGAAATTGTTTATAATCTTTATCAATTGAAACTATCATTACATTATCTCTCCCTATTTGTGAACTTATACTATGCCAGTAATGAGCAACAATGTCATCTGTTTCTAGTCCACAGGCGGAAATGCTTTGATAAGTTTCTTTAACCCATTTGTGCATTTCATTTAATAAGATTGGTTTTGGTGCTGTTCTATTAGCTTTGTATTTTGGTGTTATAAGTTTTCTAAAATTTCCAGTTGATCCGTTAAATGTTATTACTTTGTCTATTTCATATATTTCTTCCATATCGTTCACAATTTTCATAAATTGTTCATCAAATTTAGCAATTGAATCTTCTATATTTTTATAATGTTTTTCTTCATCTGGTTTTGCTTTTGCCTTAAAACAACTCGCAAAAATTAAAGAATCTGCGTCAATAAGTAAAATCATAAATTAATTTCATTATATGTAGCAAAACATTTAGTACATAACCCCTCATCCCAGTCTGTTCTGGAGGAGCAAGTACAAGACCAGAATAATAATACTTTTTCTTGTTCTGATAAATCTAAAGATGAATAATTAAATCCTGACACTGTTTTTTGTTTAAAGGATAAATATAATTATTTATTTATTATAAACAAATTTTTAACAATTATTTTTTATTGTTTTTTTCTAATGCTGTAATCTTATCTAACATTATTGCACAAATTTGTTGGAGCTGGTTTATATCTCTTTGCATTTTAATAAGCGTTGTTTCTTTCATATCATACGAAATTATTAAATTATTTAAACTTAAATCAGTTTCCCAGAATTCATCAGGCAGCGAATCATAATAGTTAGATCGATAACTCATAATCCTAGTTCTTTCTGCGTTTGAAGTTTTTTTACTTTTGATTCTAATTTATCACACTTATCTTCAGCTCTTTCAGCTCTTTCTACTGCTCTTATTTTATCTGATCTATATTCTACTACTATTTGATCTTTGATTGTTTCATTGCTTTCTAATGTGTTTACATAACCAGCTATTTCTCCCATTGACTCTAGCATATTTTGTACCTCTTCTATTGGTTTTTTCTTATACCATTTTTGTAGAGTTGAACTTATTATATTAAAATTATTTACATATTGAATGTATTGCAAGTTTTTTATTTTCTTCATAATATCTCTGCTTCTGTTATTGGTAACATTGCTATTTGTTTTGCTATTTTTTTTGTATTTGAAAATTCAGTTGTTTTATTATGATACGCTACAAACCATTGAGGAACTACTTTAAATAAATTAAAACTATATACTCCTTCAGGTGTAGAATTAATATAAATAGGAATATCTAAATTTTCATTTGATTTCAAAATCATAGCATCATATTTTTTCCTTTCTATTAATAATTCGTTATAATGGTTTCTTCTACATTTAAGCTCTATTCTATGTCGGTTTTCTACGGAATAACAATCCCATCTTGACATCTGCTTTTTTGCTTTTTGTAAATCAGGATAACAGCACATTAATAAATAATTAAAAAGATCGTTTTCTTTCCAATTTTTCATTTATACTCTTTATAAACAGTTTCAAGTTTTTTCCAGACACCATTTAAAAAGCAACTACTACAGCTTGTGGTAGAGGCTCTATCATTAAACACTCTATTATATATTTTTAACAGCTCAGATTGAACTGCTGGAGTTACCTTGTTTAGTTTGCCTATTTTGCTAGATAAATAATTGTATTCCAATTCAGTTAAACATTTTGGTTTGTGGTATGGGTATAATTTATTTAAAATTTTTTTTCGATTATCACAGTTACAGTCGTTTCCTAGTAACCATTCAACAGCTTTTGTTATACCTGTTTTTTTTAAGACTTTTGACACACTATCTCCAACACCATCACTAGCTTGTTTATGATTTTTTTTCCATTGTCTGTATTCCTTTGATCTTTTATCCCCTTTATAGTCTTTCATAATCTTCATTTTTGTAATTATCCCAATCTTCTTGGAAATCTTGTTTAATTTCTAATTTAATACTTTTTAATGAAATAAAAATACTTACCCAACTTATTTTGGTTTCTTTTGCTATGGCTCTAAGACTTAAATCAGTATTTTTGTACAAACTAAATAATTTTTTATCATACCAATGCATCGTGTCCAATTTACCATCTATTAATTCACATATTTTATGAAATGCTATTTGTTCATCCAAGTGCGAATGGTCTGGAATTTCAAATTTAAAATTTTTATCGTCAATACTATATTTTTTAATTTTATTTTTAGCTTTGTAATATTTAAAATACAAGCTGCGTAAAGTAAAAAATATATACCCACGAGATACAACGCCATTTTTAATAACCTTTTCTTCATTTGCGTATTTATTTAAAGCCAGATACATTTCTTGAACTAAATCCTCTGCATAATAAAATTCTCCAAAACCATTTATCACTTTTATCCACTCTTGGTGCTGTTTTGCTACTACTCCAAGCCAGATGTTTTTTTTATCCATATCACATTTAGACTAATTATACCGAGTAAACACTGTAATGTGTACTCTGTTTCCTTCTTTAAATGTTCTTTGTGATATAAAATGCCAATCATAAATCCTTTGACTGGACTAATAATAATTTCTGCTTTTTTATGATGTCCTATTAATAAAAATAATAAAGCAAATGCAAAAAGTATATAAATTAAATTAATAATTTTTGTTTTATAGGTTCATCGTGTATTAAATCTTTGCCCATAAATTGAAAACCAACATTATTAATTGTCATTCTTAATTTTATAGGCTGTTCAAAAGGGGTGCACCTTCCACCTGTTTCATTTTCTTTAATTTTTAAAACTGAAATATGCGTGTACATCCATTCATTTATAGAGGAGGTATATCTGTGGCAACAAAGTACGTCATCCGCACGATTTCCCCACTTTCCACCCCCTTCAACTGAGCTCAAACCTAAGGGAACTGGTAAATTTTCAAATTCGTGTCCTTTTGTATGGACTTTTCTTAAAGCTTCTGTTACTCCGTGAGCATTTAAAAAAACAGATACATTTCTTTTTTTAGCAAACACTCGAAACTCAGTAGCTACTTGATAATCATATTCGTGCCCACCTACCATTTTTAATAATCCACTTTCTTTTGCAAGGGAGTTATAGGGATCAATTAATAAACCTTGATAATCCCAAGCATCTTTAATTTGGTTTGCTTCTTTTAATAATTGTTTATAAGTGTACAGCTCTGCAACGTCTATTATTTTAAAATAGTTATCACACCAGTTAATCGAATTATTTATTTGTTCATCTGTTGCTTTCATTATTGGCAACCCCATCTTAAACTCTATAATTTTCCTTACAATGCTTTGTGGTGTATTTTCACTTGAAAAAACTAAGAACCTTAATTTATGTTTAATAGCCCAAACAGTAAATAAATATAAAATAAAAGTTGTCTTTCCGACATTTGAATGCCCAATAATTAGATTAAAATTTGCTTGTTTAAATCTAATAAATTCATCAATCTCATCCACGCCTATTTTTAAACCTTCTTTTATTCTGCCATATTTTATATCTAATATTCTTTTTTGTATATTCTTCGCCTGAGCTATCATTTTTTTGTTTTTACTGGTTTATAATAATAACCTAATAATGGATTTATATTATAATTCCAAAAATCAGACGGAAAAGATTCATTTTTTTTTAGTTTTCTCATTTCGTAAATATTGGGTTTTCACCGTAATCAAATTTCTTAAACTTCTTATTCTTATCACTTATTCTAACTTCTTTATCTACGTG